CTACTTTTTCGTAATTGCCATAAGGCATAAATGTTTGCATTATTGACTCCTTCCCTGTAAGTCTATACTACTTTTATTTGTTTGTCAAATCAAGGCAATAGGTTCTTATTAATATTCCTAAATATCATATTGATACCATAGTGAGAAATTTTGCCAATGTTACATAAATTACTTTTTATAACACGACTCATAGTTGGGCAATGTTCCTACTACCTATTTATATTCTATACTACTTTTATGTGTTTGTCAAATATATACTTTCCATTTCCTTTCATCTCTGTCATAAGATTCAATGACTTCATTACAATCTTCACACTCAAGGGATAGATTTAAAGGATAGGCTTTCCCATTCTCTTCCACAGTTCCATACTTAACTATGAAGACATCATGCCCAAAGTGATTCAAGAAATTATTATACTCTATATTATCTTCTATCAATTGCCTGTCAATCCTTTTTCCACATCATAGCATTCCCCTTTACAATCGCAACTTGATGTATCAAGCTGTTCCATGTGGTCATGAATGCTTTCATTCTTTAAATCACAACCTATTGGGGATATATAAACATCAGTTGCTATCCTTGATTCAGAATCTTCTGTATCATAAACTTCTTCATCATCATATACTATTGTATTTACTATTACAGTTATTCTTCTTTCCACATCATCATAGTAATCCCAAGTATCTACTCTACCCATTTTAAAAGGTTTTGATTCGTAACCTCTTTCCCCATACCTAGCCTTTCTTCTTTTTAGTTTCTGTATTAATCTATCAAATATACTAACCATACTTTACTCCTTTTTTTCTAAACAACTATCACAGATAGGAACATCATAATCATAACAATCATATCTTAAATCCTTACTGCATTCTTTACAATAAATAGTAAGATAACCATTTTCGATAGCTTCATCTCTATCCTGCAATAGATAACTTGAGTATGCCCATTCACTAGCTAAATCAGAAGTTTGTGATTCATAACCTTCTTCAATTAACTCATCTATTATAGAATTATATTCTTCGTCTGTCAATCTTGGGTCTTGGCAATTACAACTAGCACAATGAAGTTGCTTGTGTGAGTTTCTACTTTTAGGTAAATTCCTACTGTACAATTGTGTATCTAATTTATCGTCAGCTTGTATAGGAACATCTATTGTTATAGGTTTATCAAAATCAAAATCGTAGTTCCAATCTGTATCGAAGTAACGACCTAATAATGATTCTAATTCGTTTAAAAATAACTCTGCCTTATCCATACTAAACCTCATATTCTTTTACTGTATAATATTTCATCTTGTCATCATCAACATAAATAGCTTCCCCATTTAAGTCAGTTACTATATGACCATATTCATTTAATAACATTCCATATTCATCAATGTATTCATTAGATTCTAACATAGCTTCTATCTGTAGATTGTTACTATCATCTTCATAATAAAAGAATAGGTTATTAAGTTTATCTATATCGCCTTTGTCTTTGTTAGCTTCTAGTTCTTCTTTGGTTAATGTGTTTAAGTATGCCCAATTTGTATGACCATAATTATCTTCACAATAATCATCTATGTATTCGCTAAAATCTTTACTCATGTTTTTAATCCTGTTCCTTCTAATCTAAGTTGATTATCAATCATATATTCTAAGTCTATATATTCATGGTTTAAAATAAGTTCTTCTATAGTATTAAGTTCTTTTTCAATATCTTCCCATACTTTATCATCAATCGATTCTAATTGTACCTTAATATCATTAAGTGTGTCAAATAGTATTTGCTGACTAACTTCTATAATCTTTTCTTTACTTGCTTGTTCTACTCTTCTAGGTAACCTCATTACACATACCTATCCCAATGTGAATCATCTTCAGCATAATATCCTCTGTTCTGTGTTACTAATTCCTTTTCTATTCTATCTAGAGTAACATCAGACATTGTATATCTATGTTCTAGTGGTCTATACCTTGCAAGTAATTCTTTAAGGGTTACTCTTTCTATATTCATTTTATCACTATCCCAATTTTCAGATTGGTTTAACCACCTGTATTTATCTTGCCTGTATTCAACAAAATCTATATAGTCTGTTATATGTTCGTAGTCTTCCCCTATCCACTCATAACATTTTTCTATCTCTACATAATGGTATAAATCTACTGAATCCATAAATAGAAGTTCTTTAGCTAAATCAAAGTTATTAACTTCTAAGGTAGCTAGATTAATACAATCATAGTATTTATTATCTTCTTCCTCATCATGCGACCAATAAAAAGTTTCAGTTGTAATTAATAAATATTTAAGTCTTTGCTCACTACATAAATAAAAGTCTTGATTATTATATGTTTGTTCATCTCGAATATCTAAATCAATTAGCTTTTCAAGGATTACATCTTTTCTTAAAACATAATCTAGCTGTACTTCTTTCGGAAATCCGAACATCTGTAATTGTTTTGGAAACTTATTCCATGCCATTTTAATTCTCCCAATCTATTCTGTAATAAATATTTTCAAATCGCTGTGTATATAGCTTAAACCATTTTTTTAGTTTTGTCAAATACCACTTCATTACTCAAACCATTCACGACTTATACTACCTGTACTACCATCAATAGAAGTATTATAGCAAGTATCACAGATTATGCTAAGTCCCAACTCTTTCATAGCATTAGATACAGTAAGGTTTTTATCATTGTCTTGATATACACCCCATTGAATATTATCTGACATTTCTACTTTATAAGCTAGTCTTTCTTCAAAGGTCATCTTACATCTATCACATTTAGCTTCCCCTTCCTTCAGTACCTCTTCCTTCTTTACTTCAGCTTTTTTCGGTAACTCTTTAGGTAAATCTTTAGCTTCTATCTCAAGCTTTTCAATTATAATTTTAGATTTCTCTTCCTGCTTCTTCTTCGCAGTATTATTTTTTATGTTTAGTTCTGTAGAATCTTTTTTGTCCATATTCTAAACTCCCTAAATATTTTTGTAATTGTTCAAATTGTTCCTTAGTTAAAGTACAATTCTTATCTGAACAATGTTGTTTATTAATATTATTCATATTTTTTTTGTAACTCTTCAAACTTACTTAATGCTTCCTCTAATTTAGTTTCCCACTCGGTTTTATAACAATGCTCTAAGTCTGTATGCATTTGTCCTTCGTCATGAAACCAAGTGCCTAAAACATAATAAACTATATTCTCTAGTAGTCCATAACTAATTTCATCATCTTTAGAATCGTCTGTACCACTTACTCCTAGTTCATCACATCTATACATATACATAGACCAATCATCAGCTAAGGAATAAAAGGCTTGGTCAAAGCTATTCTTATCTTCCCAAGTATCTTTAATCTGCATTTAAAATCTCCTCTAAACTAATCTCTTCTAACCTTTTCTCATGATTATAAAGCTCTATTAAAACATCTTTTAAAGATTTCTTATCAATACTATAACCATTAGAATTTAAAACTTTCTTTATACAAGAAACACATTTATCTATATTACCTAACTTAAAATCTGCATAAAAACTAGGTGTAAGTTCCCCATTTAAAAACATTATGGAATCGAATCTTTTTACTGATTCACACCACCTACAAGAATATTTAAGAGTAGGGGCATTTAGTATTCTACTAACCCATTTAATATCTAAAGATTTAAGAGTTAGAAAATTAATTCCATAGCAATCTAAACACCAAGCGATATGTCCTTGATATTCGTTTCTAGTTAAGGCATTAAATTTTTCATTAGTCTGTGTTATCATCTATTATATCCTTTAACAACTTATCCCATTTATTATTTCGTTTCTTAATCTTATCATTGTTTTTTGGGTTTGTCAAACCTGTCTTTTCAGAGTCTTTTATATCTACTACTTCAAAGCTTTGTACTATACCCATAAGTCTTTGTATAGAATCTCCGATATATTCCCCATAAATATCTTCATTACTATCTTCAACTTCCCCTTTTTCTATTCTATCTAGTTGAGGTTTTAAGTCATCAAACTGAGAAAATCCAATGTAAGCTAGTATATTAGCTATTTGATTAGATACGAAAAACATCTCATTGGTTTTATTATTCATTACTCTAAAAATAATATAGTTTAATAATACTTCTAAATCAAACACTAGCTTTGCTAAAGGGTGTAAGACTTCTACATTATTAGGCATTTTAAGTTTTACAAAGTTGTCTTCTAACTGTTTGTCTATGTCAATTTCTATGAATCCGTTATGGTCTAAATTTCCAAATTTCATTTTATTCTCCCTCTTGAAATGCTTCTTCTTCTTTTTACAGGTTCTTTTTGAATAGGGGAAAGAAGCTTTAATATTTTTTCTGTTGATACTTTAGTACCTTCAGTTGCTGTAAATAAATCTAATACTTGAGTTAAATGGATTTGACCTTTATATTTATATCCAAGAATAGATATACCAATATGTTTATTATCTGTAGAAACTTGATATACATATCCAAAAGAATCAATCCACCACTTATATTCTATTTTATTCTTTTCCACTACAGTTAACCAAAACGATTTCTTTTCTTTTAAATACCTAATAATTCTCTTAGATACTCCTTTTACTCTTTGACCTTTATAAACAAGTTTAGGATATTTACGAGTGTAGTACCAATCCTTTCTATCTTCATATTGCTTATAATATCTTTTAACCCAAGAATGATAGTCTTTAGGTGTATGAGTTCTTTTATAAGAAACAATAGTTATTTCTGTATCATAAGGTACAACAGGATTATTCGGAGATTTATGATAATCAGTTATTATAACTTTCTGTCTTATAACTTGTTCTTTATCTAATTCTTTAACTATTTTTGTTGGTTTCATAAGTACCTCTCTATACTATTATACCACGAAATCATCTAAGAATCAAATCAGTACAGTTATCGTATGCCCCTAAAAGTATAATAAGAGAAGCTACTATAAAGAATGTTCTCATAGCATAATCTTTTTGTTTCCTTTGTTTCCTTTTCCTCTTTATCCAATTAGGAATCATTTTATTTTTAATCTTTTTCATTCTTTCCCCCACTTTTCTGAATGTTCTGAATCCATCTCTTCTTTATAAATATTTGCTACCCAAACCCCATCAGTCAATTCAAAGTATACACCATCTCCCCTGTCTATGTCAAACCACTTCTTTGAATCTTCCTCGTTTATTTCAATGACTGCTATCTCATTTCCGTCTAATGTAGTTGAATTTAATTCGAAGGCTTTCCCTTTCCTAACACGATTGAAGGCATGATTCTTATCCTTTGCTTTTATTACATAAGTATCTACTATAGTTCTATTTACACAGACTTTATACAATGGCATTTTATACCTCTATATCCTTTCCTAATGTTTTATGCATATCAATGGTTTCATCTTTTATTATTGTTGTTTCCCCTTTAATATGCCTTGTGTCTTTTCTAATTATAACAGTTTCATTTAAAAGGTCAATACTAACTTTTAAAATATCTTGAGAAATGAAGTAGATTCTAAAATTAATCCACCCTAAAATAATTACTGCGATAAGGTTAATCGCTAGATTAAGCCCCATAAATATTACAATTAAATCCATTCCTTACCTAACTCGACTTAAAATTCTATTACATTTTATACATCTAACTAAAGTGCTTTGATATGAAGTCCTGCTTTCCCATACCTCAAGTTCCCATACACTACATTTATTTAATAAACAAGTGATGGGGAATCCATTTTTAATAAATTTTCGCCATGAGAAACCTTTCATTTTTAAATTTTTCTTCCTACAGAGGATTTAACTTTTTTTGGTGAAGGGGAATTTTTTTTGTGAGGTTTGAATGAGAAAGCTTTTCTTTTCCCTACTTTCCTATCTCTATTCTTCCAATTACCCATTATCTTCTTCGTCTTCTTCTTCCGTAACTTCTGCTTCTATATTAAATCTCTTATAGATTTCATGAGCAGTTGGGGGTCTTGAAATAGATGCCTTGTTAAAAAACACAGTTTCACCTATCAATTCCTTAAATTTGTCGTAGAATGAATACATAAATACTCCTAATCTGATAATTTTATTCTTAAAAACTCATCGAGTCTTTCTATATTATACTGTATTTCAGCTACTTTTTCTTCCACAGCCTGTAGTCTTTTTTCCAATTCATCTACTCTTGATGTATATTCTTCGTGTCTTTGAATCATATATTGCATTACATTTGCCATTCTACTTTCTCCCACTTAGGTTTCAATTGTTTATCAAATACTTTTAGATATCTATGCTTCCTTGTCCTATCTCTCCACTCTCCTTCCAACCCCTTTATCTTCCCTCTAGAGTGTTTAAGATAACTTCCATTAGCTTGTTTTATATAGAAGTCTTTCTTGGGATCAGTAAGTCCATAGTAATCAAAGCTTAAGGCTCTATATATTATACCATTATGATAATCAGTATCAGCATAGCTTAGTAAGGCTCTTACCTTTTCCTGCTTCCTTAATTCCCTTATACATCTAGCTACAAACCAAGAAGTAATATTATATTCCTCTTCCTGTGTTTTAGGATGCATACATAACCTACTTAATTCATAAAGACCTTCTTGGTCTTTCCTGTCCAACCCAAACAATCCTTTCGATAATTCAGGTACAGGGAAGCCTGTAAAAATACAAACTCCCCTTAACGACCCTTCTTTATCAAACAAACCAAAGTTAATTCCTGATTTAAAACCTCTGCTTAAAGATGTTAAGTAATGAAACTTGCTTAACACTTCCGAAGCTTCGTGTTTAGTAATTAAATCTATACTAAAATCTTTTTTACTCATACAATCCTTATCTTTGGTTTCAACTTTTTAGAGGTTTTTCTATAAGTATTTAGTTTTAAAGCTCTTCCTGATTTTCTCATTCTAGATTTTTTTGCTTCCAACTTCCTACTTCTATCCTTTATCCTCATACATAACCTTTATTGTCATCATCATAGTCATAAAGTTCTTTAAGTTCTTTAATTGAACTTCCAAACTCTCTGATACAATCATGACATCTAATAGATTTCAATAAGCTTTCACACAATTCTAAATGTTTCTTTAGCACTTGTCCTCTATCACATTGGTTTGCCATAGCCAATAATTCCTTAGTTTTAACTAACCTGTCCTTTAGTTCACTAATAGTATATTGTCTATTTAATATTTCATTTATTTCGTCTTCGTATTTCATGCACTAAACATTGCTCCTAAAACAACTAAGATAATAAATACTTTTACAGGGTTATTGATGTTCATATAGTTCTCCCAAACTAAATTTGTAATGATGATATTATATAACAATGAAATTATCTTTGTCAACACCCATAAAAAATTCCCTTTAACTCATGGGGCAAGTTAAAGGGAATCTCTGTATTATTTAAATATTAATTATTTACAGGTACAACCATCACCACAATCACTACATACAGTTATCATTGGAATTGCTCCCATAGATTTCCATGTTGCAGCCCAAGTGATCTTTTCCACCTGTTCCTGCTCTTTCTTAGTTATTTTCCCATCGAAAGAACATTTAATTAAAAGTCTTAAAGCACTAATTATACCACCGATAAAAGCTCCGATAAGTGCAGTAGCGATAAGTATAATCATTCTATAAGGAATTAAAGGTAAATTCATAATGCCTCCATTATTCGTTTTCTAAAAGTTTCATTGATAGAGCAATGACACCACCTGTACACCCTGTAGTAACTTCTATATGACCGAAATAAAGTCCTGCTCCACCAAGAATGGACAGTAATATTAAGGCTATAAAAATTTGAGGTTTAAAAGGTGACATCTTTGATCTCTTTCCTGCGTTTCTTTTATTCATTTGTTGTTAATGAATCTATTGTTATTCCGTTAACTATACTATTAAGTACTTCTCGGTATCCTATTAGTGCTAATATAGTTGTCCCTGCTACTGCTGTAGCTAATAACGATGCTTTCCATTTTTTCATAATACTCCTTCCCACATACAATTACACTCTTCATTTATACTATCTTCTATACATTCAAATTCGCATTCCCACATACAATGGTCTATACTGCAAACACTTAAATCAAACTCTGAAAGAGCCATGTAATCATCTGTAACTGCCCACATGGTTAATTCCATTCAAAACTCGCAGTCTCTGGATTATATTTAGGTGTTATTCTAGTGGCTAAAGCAGCTAATACTCCTGTAGCCCAAGCTAGATTTTTCATTCCAGAAGACTTCTTATTTCTCTTTTTACTTGCCTTTTGGAAATCTAAAAATTTTGTCACGGAAATAGTTCCCTTTCCTTTCCTAGCTTTGTTTTTATCACTCATATGAAAGCTTGGAGCTGACTCATCTAATCTATCTCCTAGATGTTGCCCTGCTTCATTTACTTGTCCGGGTGGTCTTGGGTTTATTACATTCCCCTTTTCATCAGTTTGACCATAAACTGTAGGTGTATATCTCATAGCACGTTGAGGTTGTTCTGAAGGGAATTTCATTTCATTTAATAATCTGTGATGTTCTACTACTCTTCCTGTATAATTATGTAAGGTAGTAAATGATTCATCTGATGTTAAAGGGTCTTCAGCTTTGTTTATAATAGTATCATTATAATTCACAAAAGTAGCTAGGAAATCTACATCCTCATTTGATTTAAAGAATAATTCTTTTTTAATTTTAGGAAGTTCTTTTTTTATTTCTTCTTTCCCTTCCTCGTCTTCTTCAGCTTTTAATAAGTCAAAAGAAGCTGATTGATTAACACCTTTTTCACATACAGTTACTTCAGCTAGTTCCATGTCATCTACTCTCATATATGGGACTAAACCTTTTTGTACATTTTCTATTTTAGTAGCACTTCCTGCAATAGAATAACTTTTTAGCTTTCCTTCGTTTACTTGTTCCATGACTCTCTTAGCAATTCGAGTATCATCTCTTAATTCGCAAACAAAGAATAAACCTTTATCGTCAACACCACTTTTAAATATTTGACCTCCCTTACTTATATAAGCTGGTAAACACCAACCTACTTGAACATCAGAATGTAATACCATTGCATTCCTAGTCCTAAAGCTTTTCATATAGTTTCCAAAAGCTTTCTTTAGAGCATTTGAAGTAATCATATGCCCCTCTCTATCGATTAATTCAACAGAAGCCGGCCCTCCGACTACCATAGGTTCCACATCTCTGAAAGGTTTTGCTGCTTCGGTATACTCAGGGCTATCAGGCTAAGCTCTTGATAAAGTTAGTATTTCTGCTTTTGAGGCTATTCCTGCTTTAAATAATTTTTTATATTCTGCTAAAGCTTCTCCAATATCATCAAGCGTGGTTCTTCCATCAGTTGCTTTTTCTAATGGTAGAATTTCAGCATCATCTTCTACAAATTGGTATAAAGCTTTAGACCAAGTGTCTTTATCTATTTTAGTTGTCATAAGTTATTCCTTTATGCACTAGCTATAAACAGTTCCACGTCTACAGCATTCCCACCGGGGTTTACTTGAATACTAGCTATGTCTGCCATTGTTCCAAAACTTGGACTTGTATCAGCTTCAGCTAACATTATAGAATCAGGATTACCTAATATATGGCTTTCCCCTGCTGCAAGCTCTACTTGATATAATGTAGCTGCTCCGACTATAGCTAACTCTAATGGGTTAGTATCATCTAAATTAGTTATTCTAATATATTTGGTATCTTCAACATCTAATGCATGTACTGATGTATGTACACTAGCAGCGAAAGTTACAAGAGTTGTAGTCTGACTTGCTGTACAAGTTACTATTCTTTTCATTACTTCGTTAACGCTTGCTATAGTTAACTCGTTTTTAGAGCCTTGATCGTAACCATTTAAGGTTACTGCTTCAGTAATTGTTACTGTTAATGTCGCTGCTGTAATTGTTGAAGCCATAAATTATTCTCCTTATTATCCTGAATGAATTCCCCAAATAACTCCACTAACTGTAGGAGTATTTTGGGCTGCTATGACCGAAACTTTATTCCTAAAGTCTAATGGCCAATTTGAATAAAACTCATTGGGGCCTGCGTTTGCAGAAGCACCGGGAATTGCTATTCCTGTTGATGTTGTAGCTGTCTGATCAAAAGCTACATATACTATATCGGCTGCTGTAGTAGATTCATTTCTAATAAAAATTCCTCTTATTACTTCCAAACCAGCTCTTCTTCTTGATTTAGTTGTTTCAGCTGCTCCTTCCCATTCATAATTAAGTCCTTGAGCTCCATCAACATAGTCAACTACGTTTCCATCTGCTCTTTGTTCGACATGAATTTTATCTACATACCAATTTATATTATGTTGGGTCTGTGATAAAACAGCTACTCTGTAAGCAGCTGGATCACTTGTTTTTGGTAATTTGTAAACTACTGATATTTTAACGAAACCTGTAGTTAAGCTATGTGTATCTGATGTAGCTAACGCAGTTCCACTTGAATCTTGTATTTGTAAATGTACAGTTCCACTTGCAGAAGCCCCTCTGACTTCACAAGTAGCCATTAGGAAGCTTTCCCCCTGATTATAATTAGCTGCTATAGTATCTGATGTCCAATAGAAGCCTTCTCCTGCTGCTGAGTTTGCAGGATTAACTAGTAAGGAAGCTGCTCCTGAAGACGATTGTCCTGTGTCTCTTGAAATAGCAGAACCTGTAGCAGTATACATACTGATAGTTGAGTCTTCAATTCTTGGGTTAGTTACCAAATTTACAGAAGGTATTCCTCTGTCTACAGTTAGAAGAGTTGAAGCAGTTGTGGAAGTTGCTGCTCTAAAGGGATAATATTTTGTGAAAGCATGTACACTAGTTCTAGTACTTGGGTCTCTTTCCCAACCATGCCATCCCTCTGAAAAATTAAATTCGGACATTTGATCTCCTCATATATATAAATATGTACTGTTTGAACCATCAAAATTAATTGATGATTCAATACAATACGTTAAATTAATTATTAATGACCTAGTATAAAAGCTCTTATGCTAGTCTGTAATGACAAGTTTCCTGTTGCTTGTACTTCAGCTGATTCTGATCTATCACTTACTACTGTAGATGTATGAACGGATACATCAGCGTTACTTGGTGTTACCAAGAGCCACTTATCATAAGTGTTAGAAGCATTGTCATCGAAGTAAACAGCTACTCCATTAGATGAAGCAGAGTCGTCATTGTACAGAGTTAGGTAAGAACCATCACTCAAAGGAACATATAAGTCAGTTTCTGTAGTGTCGTTATCAACTAAGAACTTAGCTCCTGATAAATCAGAATCCCCATCCTCATCTACATAGACTTGAAGTCCACTACTAGCTGCTGCATCATCATCCCACATAGTACCTGTAGCACTATTGGAAGATGTACCTGTAAAGTAAACAGTAGCATTATTAGCTGTAACTGATTCTAAATGGGCTATTTTTCTATCAGCATCTGTTCCTACTGTATCAATATGAGCATATACAGCTACTCCATTAGAAGCTGCTGAATCGTCATCTTTTATTTTTACAGGAACAGGAGCTACTCCGTAAGCTTTTACTTTACTATTTGTATAGTCATAAGCAAAACTCATTCCATCAGTAGGTTCTATTTGAGCTAATACAATCTGATCAAATCCAATATCGCTAGCAGATAGTGATTCACCACCTGTAGGATATGAAGAGTCAAATGTAATCTCAATCACCTTATATTTTAAGTCACCTATAACTCCTGATGGATAGTCTACTCCATTAGATGACGTTGTTATTGATAATGCCATTTATTTCCCCCTAATATTTAAGGTTAAATTTTTATTAATAAAAAGATATTTATAAGGGGTAGATCAATTCCACCCCTTATAAAATATGTTTTAGCTGTTTAAGTCAGCAATCTTTGCTTGTACAAAGAAGTTGTGACATCTCATTTCAGCCATAGTGTAAAGAAGACCTCTTACAACCAAAGCATTGGCTGCGAAGTAGTCTCTATTCTCAACATACTGAGTAGGTTGAGCTACAGCTATTTCAAGATAGTCAGTATCCAAAACGTAAACGTTTGAACCTAGAGCAGTATCTGAAGAGTTAATTGACTTCGGAGTATCTGCATCAGGTAGTATTGGAATACCCTGATAGGTTGCAAGAACAAGACCTGTTCTAGTGCCGGGGAAAGTTCTTTCTGAACCAACACCAACTTGGTATTCTTCTTGTCCCATATACCTCTGTTGAGAGTTTAATAATCTCTCTAACTTGAAGTACTGATCATGACCCATGATGATTACTTTAGGTTCACCACCATTGGTTCTGATTTTCTGGATAGCAGTATCTAAAAGGTTTAGAGATAAATCTCTTCCTGTACCACTATTGTAAGAAGCACTAGCAGCTGCATTCCATGCTCCTGCTGTTCTTCCTGCGACTGTTAAGTCATAAGCTGAAGGTGAAGCATTTACGCCACCTACTGCCATTCCGTCTTCGGCAACAACATCATCAAGGGATGTTATTCCAGCTCTTCTCAAAGCGAAAATAACGTCTCCGTCTGCTAGAGTTACTCCTGCAGCTCCGTGAGTAATTGTTGCTCCTGATACGCTAGATACAGTCACACTAGCGTCTGTTTTAATATTAGCTGTGGCTGAAGCATCGTAGAAAGCTACTGTGTCGCCTACTTTAAAGTGGGCTGCTTCAGTTGAGTTTGAACCAAGTACCGATGTGGTAGTTGAACCACCTGATAATTGATATGCAGAACCAGCTAATAATTCTTGGTTCATTTCTTTTACATGGTCAAGTTGAGCATTTTCGTTTTCTAATGCTAATACGTCACCTACACCACCTTCTAATTGGGCAGTAAATACGGACTTGACTGATGCTCCAAAGGTTGTTGATACAATCTTTGGTAGGGAGCTGACGCTTTCTATATTTGAAACGTCAACAGTAGGTAGAGTTCCTGTTTCAGTAACAGGTCGTGATCTTCCTGAACCTCTATCGGTTCTGATCCTCCAACCAGCTGTATTACCCCATACAGTTCTTGGTATTGCATTAAAAGCACGAGTTTGGTTGTTCAAAGCTTGCCATACTTTTCTTCCGTAAGTCGTATTGAATATGCCTGTTGCAGTATCTACAGTAAAGTAGGTCTGCTTCATTAAATATTCAGGGCCAAATACTGAAGAGTATAGGCCTCTTTGACTCTGAGAAATATATTCCGATAAGGATGGATTTGCCATAATATTTATTTCCTCATGTTTTTTCTGTGTTTATAAAATAATTAAAAAATTGTAATGATTATTTACCAATTAATTCTCGTGGAACACCATCGGTATCGCCCATTTCAATTTTACTTTGTAGGTCTCTCAATTCTTTATAAGAAAGAGAAGCAAGTTGGTCTACAGTATCTGCAGGATTATCTCCTTTTACGATAGGTGTAGTTCCATCTGTTCCTAGTGGGTGAGTAATTTTAGGGGCTTGTAGAGAAGTTTCTTCTCTGAATCCCATTTTTCTCAAACGATTTTCAGACTCTTCCTGAACAGCTTTTTCAATATTAGCTTCAGCATCACCTAATTGTTTTTTAAGTGCGTCAAGCTCTTTCTTCATAGCTGCCATTTCATCTTTTTCATCATCATCGTCTTCTGCTTTCGCCATTCCACCACCTGCTTTTTCAGCATCTTCGTCTTCTTCTTTGTCGTCTTCTGCCTTCATTTTCATTTCTTTTTCGGCATCTTCGTCATCGTCTTCTTCAGCCTTTTGCATAGCTTGAATTGTTGCTTGCTGATCTTCTATTTTTGTAGTAGGTGAAGCTGGTTTTTCTTCATCAGCTTGGCCTGCTGGGCCTTGTGAAGCTGATCTAATTTTATCACCATCTACATCCATGCCTTGATCGGCTTTCAATGTAGCGATAACGCTATCAGTAATGGACTTAACTAAAGCATCTTGTTCAGCTTCAGCTGCCTTTTCCATTTCTTTCTCTTCTTCGTCTTCTTCTTCTTTCAGTAATCGAGCATCCATCTTTTGTAACACTTCTGCTACAGCAGCAAGAGCTAGCTGATTGCCTTCCATGTGTTTTTCTAGATTCGCTAAGATTTCGTCAGACATAAGTTTCCTCCATTCCAAAACTTAACTATTTAATGGAAAGCTGGTCTAAGCCACTCCCGGCTTTCTTTAAATATAATTTATAAAATAAGGAGTCAAATACTCCTCAATTATATTATACTATGAAAAGTGAAAAATTTCACAATAAGATTAGAAATTACTTAATTATCCTCTACTTTTTGACCATCTGAAATGAATTTTAGCATTTCATTTCTATAATCATATAAAGGTTGTTGAATTAATTTCTTCATTTTTTCGCATTGATTTCCCTCTGGCATGGAAGCTTCTATTAAATCTAAGACTTTGCCTACCATTTTAGAGTGTCTAGCCATTATATATTCTTGATCTGGCGTAATTTTTATTTGATCGGACATAAATTTCTCCTTAAATTCCTCTTGTTACTGATATTTCGTAACCTAATCTTCTTAAATTTTCTACTAACTGATCTGTAAGTACGTTATGAGAATCATCCACAACTTCTGTTACAAATGCTGTATCTGGACTATTCGCTGATCCCATTGTTCTATACCTTTCATCTCCTTCTTTAGTATAGTAATGAAGTATTCTTTGATCCTCTAAATCATAAGAATAAGCATCAATTTCAGCGACTGTTCCATTACTTAGTCTTCTTTGGTGTGATCTGACATCTACTCGATAAGGCCCTGAAAATACCTGATTTTCAAATCCAGAAGCTATAATATTAGCATCTTGTGGATATTGTCCTTCAGAAGCAAATCTTCTTCGGCTTTGTCTAGGAGCTTTTTCTGTAACCTCATCTAGAAGTTTTTTTATAAAACCATTATAAGCCCCTCTAAAAATACTAGAAAAATTCATATCACACCTCTTTTATATTATACTAACGAAGTGTGTATTTTTCTCCTAGTCAGCCCAAATTTCAGGTAAAACATCTTCAAATGCTTCTTCACTTGAATCATATCGATTTAAATATATAACATTTTTACTTAGATATCCGTATTTAGGATGCCACCAAGTAATGATTTGTTTAGGTTTAGATATTAAATGAAGTCTATTTAAAGCGTATTCGTCTCCACCTTTCATAGTTCCACATATAAATAACTCTCCTGTACCAATATCTATCTCATCTACTCTATGAAAATGTCCCATCATAACAGTATCAAAATCATATCCTATTGGAGCAGCACTATCTATATTAAGTCTAGATACTTCTTCTTCTAGACCTTTCCTATATTGTAATACCCCTCTTAATTTAGCAGCTGAATTATTCATTCCTACTAAACTTCCTGAACCACTTATAGAATCTCCATGTAAAATAAGGAATTTTCTGTTTGCTGCTTCAAAGATATGAGCAAAACTTTTAGGTATTTCAAACTTTATATTCTTTTGATTTCTACAAAAAGTTGCTACCCATTGATACAACATGTAATCCCAATCTAAATATTTATCTTTAGCAGGTATCTTTCTAGTCATACGACCATGATTACCTACAATACAAGGAACTCTTATTTCTTCGTAGTGTGGAGCTAAATACATTAAAGCTTGGGCTATTAAATTAGCTCCTCTAATCATTTGACCTAGATTATTGTCTGCATTTGTTCTAGCTAACTCATCATGTATATCTCCACTAATCATATCTCCAAGCATTGGAATTACTAAATGAGTAACTTCTGTATGAGTTCTTTGGAAGTTAGTTAGATTTAATACTTGTTCAGCCCACCCATATAACCTTTTATTAAAGATATCTATGTCATAAGCATTTAATCCTAACATTTGATCGGCACGAACAACATCTCCGACATGAGTATCAGTCAAAGGAGCAATAGCTGTTACAGGGCTTTTCCCTCTTACCTTTCCTTTGGGTTTTGGGTATTTAATTTTAGGCTGACTTTTAAAAGCAGGAGCATAATCCTTAATAGCTTCTATGATAAGATCAACTCTTGTATTCTCTTTTAAAACCTTCTCATACATTTTTTTAAAGTATTTAGCTTCGGCTTTATGAGTAACAACTTTCTTATCTAATTTTATCCTGTCTTCTTCGGATAGGTTTACTTCAATTTCTATATCTTCTTCTTCTCTAATAGGTCTTGAATAAACCTCTTTTGCGTGCCATCTTGAAATGGTTGTTCTGTGAACCTTCACCCCATATTCCTCTTCCAACCAATTCCTTATGGCTGTCCAAGTCTCCCCCATTGCGTGTTTTCTTATTATCTCTGATTTTGCCTGTTCTGGAATCATATTCTCTCCTAACCTTTAATACTAAAATTTTTCCACAATATAAACATTGTAAATCGTAATCTTGGTTTGTAAACATCTTGCCTTCGCATTTAGGGCATAAATGTTTAGATAAAACCTTACTCTTCATCTTCTAAAAATACTTTTGAAAATGCATTTAACATATCCATATCTTCATTTTCACTTAATTCTAACACTTTATCCATCTTTTGTAAAGTACTATTTTTTGTTAATTCAAACTCTGTATCAGCTTTTTTATCTTTTTTTGCTCCTCGTAATAACTCATCATCTTGAGGATTACCAAATTTACTAGGTTGTTTAGATAGTTGCATTATCCCTGCTGCTGCAGAAACTTCGTTGTCTAACTCTCTAGTATCTCTTCCTCTAGTTTTCCTTTTATTATCGCTATCCATTTCAGTTACCTTCCTTTCAAAGTCGTTTTGTTCTACTACGGATAAATCTGGGTCTTTTTCTTTTTTTCCTTCTCTCTCTACAAATTTAGGATTATCATTTTCATTATGTCTAATCATTCCTTTATGGGGTTTTTGCCAATCTATTCGCATAGGATTGTTTACAGGTTGGGTTTGATATCCTGAAGAACTTCCTGTAAGAAGTCCTGATTGATTTCCCTTAGATATTTTAATATCTTTTTTTAATTTTTTTACAGGTGATCTGTCTGTCATCCATCTCTGAAGTTTTTCTACTCCTGATCTTTTTTTAGCACTTATTAATCCTTGACCCTTCTTTTTAGCATTAATTTTTTTCTTTCTTTTCCTAGTAGAAGCTGAACTTCCATAAGTGGGAGTAAAGATTCCTGAATTAGTCGAAGTGAAAACTGTACCACTACTTCCATTAAAACCTCCTCCCCCATTTTCTTTTCTTAAATCATGTACAATACTTTCTATTAATTTAGTTATGTTTCCTTCTTTAAAACTTTTTTGATATCCTGAAGCGTAAGCTGCTTGGGCAACTTGTTGAGCCTTCTTTTTTGAATTAAAGGGGCCTTTACTCCCCCAATACCATCCCTTTTTAGTTTTTTTAATAGGCATTATTAATCTTCCTCATCATCTTCTTTATCCTTTCTAGTATTTGAACCTGTAGGATTATATGAAACTGAAGGGGTTGTAGGAGTGAAAGAAGCTTTCTCTACATTTACTACTCCTGAAGGAGATAAAGAAGCTACATAATCAATGTTGTTTTGAGAAAACCACATTTGAGAGCCATCTTCAGTTACAGATTTAATTATAGGAGATGAAAATCCTTGATCAGTCAAATCTTCTATCCAAGATTTTTGATAATTTTTAGGGTTCCCTCCCAAATCTTTAAAACCATAAGCTCTGTCTTCAGCTTTCTTCTCTCTTTTTTTAGCCCATTCATCTATATCTCTTTCTTTATCAGGGCCTTTAGCATGAAAATCAGGAGTAAAAGCTTTCTCTACAGCTGTTTTTATAGTTTCTTCATCTATATTTAAAGCTTTTTCCATTTCTTCTCCTCCTTCTTCTCCACCTTCAGCCATTTGTTCTTGTTGTAATTTCATTTGTTCCATTTGATCTTTTTGTTGTTCCAACGCCATAGCTGTCTGTTCTCCTTGCATTCTTGCTGATGGAACAGGGTCTCCTGCTATTAGGAATTCAGCTTCGTCTATTGAAACATCACTTTGTTTTAATTTAACATCAAAGCCCATTTGTAAAAATTGATTCGCTATTTGGGCTCTTTGTTGAGCAAAACTTATTCTAGTTGCTTCAGCTTTCTCTTCAGGTTGTTCTAATTGAATAACCCAATCAGTTATAGATAAAGCATCCATAAGTAAAGGAATAACTTTCTCATGGAACAATCTTTGATCTGCTTCAACCACACGACCCATAACAACTAATTGTTGGGTTTGGGTTGATAAACCTCCGAAAGCATCAGGAGTACCTTGCCATGCAGGAGTAACACCCCACATTGCAGCTACTCTTTCTCTTATTTCCTGTCTAACAGGTAAGTAATCCATTTCTTGTAGAGTATGGAATAGTCTAACCATATCTACTCTACCTCTATTATTTCTAGAAGATACAGCTACCATAGGTATATAGTTAGGGTCTATTCTAGTTTGAGCTGCTATATGAGCTCTTTCCCTTCTTAAACTCTCAGGATCATCTGTTGTTACCATTACCATAGAAGCAGGCATTTTTCTTTCAAAGAAATATCTATAAATATTTTTATCCATACCTATAAGGGTTAAAGCTTTCTCAAATATAGTTAATATAGGAGACCAACCATATGTTTCTGATGGAGAGAATTTAGAAACATGAATAACTTCTCCATCAAATAAATATACATGCTGATTTCTATGATAATATTTATACATAGCTGGCCATAATCTATGAGTACAGCCTGAAGCTTTACAAACACCGGGTTTTTCTCCTACATCTTCTCTGTGTATAGGACATAAGAAATGAGCATTTTTAGGTAATCCAGCAGTATCTAAATCAAATTCTACTAAAGCTGGATTTAATCTTCTTATTTCTTTAACTCTAGAAGTGATTTTATTACCTTCATCAGAAGTATATTCTTTAACTAAGTAAATAAAACCATCATCTATAGAATTTACATCATAATGAAACTGTCTGAATACTTCTTCTAGGGTTTGGTCGAAAATATTACAGTCTAAAATTAATTCTTCTAATCTTTTTTTCTCATCCATACTAGGATTTTCAACTTTAGGAAGAATTTTTACTCCTCTTCTAAATACTTCACTAGTTATGTGTCCTAGTGGAGACCTTATTTCAGCAACCGAATAGGTAATAGTCTGTAAATCCATTACTAATTGTTGTCTATAAGCCATTTGATGTCTGACCCATGTATTTACCACATGATCAAGACCTAATGTTGGGGCTGATGAAGTCTCTGAACTTGCTTTCATTAACTGCAATAAATTCAAATTCTCGTTAAATTCAGTCATTTGATTAACTAATTGAGGTACTTCAGGAAGGTAATCACCTAATTTTGCCATATTTTCACCTTTTAATCTACTGCAAGTTTATTTACATCGTCTATAGCTGCAAGTTTCATAATGTTATTCATAGCTAATTTCTTTATCATAAAACTTTCAGATGTAGGTTCTTGCTTTAAAATGTTATTTTCTGTTTTATGTTTAGTAGCATCAGCTTTTAAATCTGATATTTCTTCTTCTAAACCTAAAATCTTATCTTCTAATTCTTCAACTTCTTCGACATTAGAAAGGTTCACATTCTGTAAAACTCCTAATCTAGCTGCTTCTTTTACTATAGAGAGAAATTGTCCTTCTGTTAGTACATTAACTGCTTTACTATCATCAGGTATTTCATCCTCTGGGTCTAAATTTTTCAGTTCTTCGTGCCATGTATCTAGAATTCTCCACGTTTGTGTGGTTTCATCTTTCATAGCCACATACTGAATTTCTCTATCTCTAAGCATATTGCCTACTGCCATTCTATACTCCTATTCTTATTATACTAAATTTTTTACTTTTTTCGATACTTTGCTGTTTTTCGAGCTATTCTCTTGGGTTGGGCTGAGAATTGCTTCCCTTGTTTAGTAGCCTTCCTTTTAGCTCTTGTACTAGCTCCATATTCTTGTGGAGATAAAGCTTGTCTAGCTTTTTTAGGTAAATACCTTTCTCCTGTCTTTCTACTAGGTTTACCTGATTTAGTTCCCCATTTCTGTTTAGTCCATCTACTTAATCCTGTCTTACCTGTTTTCTTTCCTTTATATTTCCCACCTGATTTTTTATATCTTTGTACTGCTAATTGGGCTTTACGAGCAGACCATTGTCCTGCTCTTCCACCTTTACTTCCTGCTTTTACAGCAGATTTTATTCTAGACCATAAAGCAGGATTTTTCTTTTTAGCTGTTTTCTTTGCTTTACTTATTATATCTAAAAATATTTCTTTATGCAACATGACAAAGACTCCAACCACATGATTTACAAGTTTCACATCCTGACTCTTCTACTATATTAGGTGAATCGCAACACATAGAAACTTCTTCTTCTTTTTTATCGGTTCCTTTTACTAACACTTCTTTTTCTCTACTTCCTGCTCTATAAACAGTTATACCTTTACATCCTGTTTCCCATGCTAATAAATAAGCTTCTTGAACATCTTCTCTAGTAGCTTCATTTGGAAAATTAATTGTTTTAGATATACCTGAATCAACAGATTTTTGAAAAGCTGATTGCATTAATACATGAGCTTCAGGTGAAATTTCAGGAGAAGTAATATATACATTCTTTATCCATTGTGGAACTTCATCTCTATCTTGTAAAGAACCTCCATTAGATAAATATTCCATTAAATCTTCAGAATAAAATCCATGTTTTTTCGCATCTGCTTCAAAATACTTATTAGAATAATATAAAGTTTTACCTTCTAATATGTTAGCTTTCTTCCAAACTAATGCGAAAGAAGGTTCTATTCCACTAGAACAACCTGCAATCATAGAAATAGTTCCTGTTGGGGCTACTGTCATTCTACAAGCATTCCTATATTCATCATTCCCTTTTCCTGCAGGATATACTCCTCTAAGATTAGCTAAATGTTTTGAGTAAAGATCAGAATGTTCTCTAATAAATTTCATTAGAGATTCTCCCACTTCTCTAGCTAGTTCTGTATTATATGGAATTCGCAATTGAATTAATAAATCAGCAAAACCCATAACACCTAATCCTATCTTTCGAGTAGATTTTGTCATATCTTCTATATCTTTGGTAGCATATTTATTTGCATCGATTACATTATCTAAAAAGTGTGTAGATAGAGTAGTAACTTTTTTCAAATTATCCCAATCTATTTTATCTTCCCAACTTCCTTTAACATTCCTATAAAATTTAGCTAGGTTTATTGAGCCTAAATTACAACTTTCATTTCCTAAAAGTGGTTGTTCCCCACAAGGATTAGTTGCAACCATTTCTCCGAGAGTATCTATAACAACATTATCTTCGTTTACTTTGTCCAAGAAAATCATGCCGGGTTCTCCATTTCTCCAAGCCCCATCTACTATAGTACTAAACAATTCTCTTGCATCTATCCATTTAGTAATTTGTTTAGTGTTTGGATTAACAAGAGGATAACTAGTATTATTCTTTACAGCTTCCATAAACTTGGTATCTACACCTACTGAAATATTAAAATTATGTATATCGCCTTCTAC